CGTTGACGATCAAACGCGAATTCAAGATTTCCTCCAGAAGAAAGATTATAGGTTGCAAATCCAATAACTGGCATACATGGATACCAATATACAGTTGCACCAACAGGCGCCCCCGTAATATCTACTGTTCCAACACCCGCAACTATATTAAAATTTCCCGTTGCTCCCGCAGGAGATACACTCATGGCGCCAACCGCCTGATATGATGTAAATATTGTATTCCCTACAGAAAATTGTTGCCCAACCTCTGCAACCCCAGGCACTATTGTGGCAGCTAGGTTTCCAGTTACGGGATCTGTGGTACCTATATTAACCCTAAGCCGTGAGGTTAAACCTCTTGCATCTGTATCATCTAAAAACCTTGCTGCAGGCCTACGCTTAATTTTACCCTCATATATAACCATATTGTTAAGAACTTGAAAAGCATCATCTGGAATCAAAAACTGTACAAAGTCTGTCTTGAGTCCATGATTGAATGGCGCTATGAGTATCTTATCCATGTTACCTCCTAAAAATTATCAAAGTAGAACCATGAATCAGTTAGATTTTCTGAACCTGTAAATATGGTAGATGTCCTATCTTTAGATTTATTAAGATGAGTTTTACGCATAACAAATACTTTTTGGCGATCATATTCAGGCATTATACGCGCAACGGTTTCATGATCAGAAGAATCTTCAAGAATTTTTTTAGCAGCACCATATGCTATAAGTTGCCACCATTCTTTGATCAATGGTGTATCAGCATCATTTACAAATGCAGTTGGCTGAACTCTTACTTGGAGCTTTACTTCATAGACTTTGTCTGGGACAGGTCTAAAAGTAAACGTATTGTCAAAAAATAACACTGCATTGGGTATAGTTGGCTTATAAGAAAAACACTCATATGTTATAGCCTGTCCAGCTGCTGGTGCAAGTGGAAAGGTTATATTAATCACACCTGTTAAATAATTAATATTACCTATGTTGTTATCAGCATTATCTCTCATTTCACCAATAATTGAGGATATGCGACCATAGCCATCTGTTGTTGGAACATCACGCGCAATCATCGCATCATTATTTAAATCCAATGCTCCAATAACAACTGACCCCTGCAATACATCAGTTGGAAGACTATAAGTAAAAGCCGTAGCAATACCATTACCACTACCTATACTACCTAGTGTCTTTCTTTCTCTATAATAATTATAAAAATTCTCTGGATATTGATACATCCGTAGCTGTCTTCCGGCCAAATATATTGGTCTATCGGTCATTACTACAAAATCTTTAAAATCTTTAAGATTGAGGATGAAATTTCCAGCTGTTGTGCTGTATGAAGCCACATTGGGAGTTGTAGTAAACGATATATTCTTAAATAGGTCAGAAGTTTGGACCATCTGAGGGAAATCATACAAGTAGAATGTATTAATATACCCAAGAATAGAGGCATCAGAAATTTGGCTCGTGTTTGGGCGTTTAGTTAATAATCTAACCTTATTTCTAATATCAAGTAATGTTGACATACAACTCCCTCCTTACTTAATTATCCATAAGGTCATCTATACGCCTAAAGGTATAACGCCTTACTATTCCTTGGTGTTTGCCAAGATATCTTCCATGCTTGTCAATTTCAATATCACTGACTGGATACGAGCATCGATTTATATGTTTTGCCACTTCCAAAGGAAGCGTATACTTCTTCCCATCTTCAAGCGTATATTTTTTAGAAACGCCACTACGACCGCAAAGACTCCTGGAAAAGTAACTAAATGTTATAGGTGCACCACGCACCTCCCAGTTTTTAAAAATCCCATCTACCATGCATATCTTAGATTTTTTTGACTTACCTTTAGTTGGCGTTAGGGCTTCTTCTAGCTTGACCGATTGTTTTATATCTTGTTGTTTTTCTTCCATATATTTCTCCTTCACTAAGAGAGGGGGCCAGAGGCCCCCAATTATTATATTCCAAATGTATCGCCTGCAATCCAATGAATTACATCATTAGCAGCACCACCAGCAGCGGTAGCCCCACCTTTGATTTCAAATCCTCTGAATTGAGTATTTGTTATTGGCCCACTAAGTGGTATAACTTCAGCATATTTGTTTAGCCCTTCTCCTGTTGTTGGGAATGCAAACGCTGTATATCCTGAGGAATCTATATCAACTGTAATTGTATTAGTACCAAGAGCTGTATCGATAGCAAGTATTTTTGCTTCTGCAAGATTTATTTCCTTCATGCCAAATTCTGGCGGACACATAATTCTTACATAGTCACCAACTGCATATTCGTGAGTTACTGTCATTTTGATAACAGTTGTGGCACCGGCAGTAATAGCCGATATAAATCTATTGCGAGGATACCAAACTTTCTCATACTTAACTTTATAAAAACCGGCTGTTGTTGCAACGCTACTTGCCACCATGTTGATTAATTCTAAGCTTGTATTTGCAACAATATTATCAATAGTAAAGTCCATGCCTTGAAGTTGTGTTGCTCCTGTAACATTTCTCATTCTAATAATATCACCGTCTACCAATCCAGCTGTACTTGTTAACGATACAACAGGAGGTGCGGCACTTGTGATAGCTGTAACCGTAGTATTAACCGCAGATAGAGGATTGTTCCCAGTGTTTATTTTAGATATTCCTGAACCTGCTGCAAGAAGAGTGCTTTCCAGCGTGAGGGCACCGCCAGTAGTTTTTCTTTCTGCCATACCATAGTTCTGCGTTGCTGCATTAGGCGCTTGCTGCCAATATGTTTTGACAATCTGATTATTGCCAACTGCTGTTGTCGGCCACTGTGTGGCATTCATAAGTTTAATCCAATTAGCATCCAAAGGAACTTCCAGAAACTTATCGTTACCATCGGAAGTATATGTACCTTGCATTATCATACTTTGAGACATAGCCATAATTATACTCCTTATGTGGTAATAGTTGCACGGCCTCTTAACAAGTAAGAGTCGTTAAGGATTTTAGGCACTTGCACCCATTTAACAGCAGCAGTAAAGTTTTGATGCAGCGGATCTAATGGAGGTGTATACAAGAACTTAGCATTGCCTTCGAGAGATACACGCGCAGCAGCTTCTTTTCCAACACAGAAAATATTATACACAGCTTTACCAAGGGAAGATGGAACTGAATCAATAGAACCTTGAGATGACGTATGAAATGCAAAACCGTTAATTGTTCCATGTTCTGATTGTTTTATGCCTATCTGATTTGGATATTTTATTTTTTCAACAAACGAAGGTATCGCATCTAAATCAGAAATAAGGTCCGTATGACATAATGCATAATATGCTTCACGTGTTGGAACTGTATTGATTTTATTTTCACCAGGACGCCCCATGACGCATGGATATGCATCATTGCTACGCATTGTTTGATACAGCTTAGCTGCGTCTTGCGCAGTAATTTCTGTTGGATCGTCACCATTCTCACCGAACACGCAATCATAAAAAGATGCCGTGGAAGCGAGTACATTCCTGATAAGTTCGTCATCAGTTTCCTTCATAAATACACCGAGACGCTCTGCAAGAACATTTAAAACGGGATCCTGAGACGTGATTACAACCTGCTCATTCGAGGTAACATATGTTCCATACCATTGAACTTCTGCATCTATATCAATTGCTTTTAATTGCTGCCCCGGAGGGGTTGCGCCAGAGTTTCCAAGAGGGGTTGTATCAGTCACAAGAGGAATATATCTTCTAAATCTTAATGTATTACCATTATTCCTTTGCAAAACTTTCCGTTCGAGAGGTAAGCCATGAATTAAGGATCGCGTTCTTGAACGTAAAAGTTTAAATGCATAGCTTTGAGCTATTGGAGGAGGCAATACTGACGTGGTCGTAATAGCCATAACTTACTCCTATAAAAATTTACATGTATTATTAATACTTCTGGGTTCGCGACACCCTTACCGCTATGGATTGGCGAGTTCCTTACAGCCATTATAAATTTGTGGATTGGCGAGTTCCTTACAGCCTTATTTGACTATAGAATGTAAAATGAAAAAATTTAAAGAATTTATGCTAGACACCTGAAAGGAAGTCAATTCAGGTGCCTAGCTAGTGAAGACTATTAATATCGAGATATAGCTTCGTACATTTCTTCCTCTAGGGCTGCACCTATTTCTTCGTTATAACCATTAGCAAGTCGTCCAGCAATATTTAAAGGAGAATTTTGCTGATCTTTAATTGCTGTAGTAGGTATTGGCTTACCTGTGTTTGTATCAACTTTTACTTGATTATGTTGATTTACAGGTTGTTGATCTTCTTTCATGAATTTTTTAATCAATCTATAGGTTGCCTTACCACGATTGTACAATGGATCGTTATTTTGAATGGATGACTTCAATTCAGGATATTTTTTAAGAAAAGTCTTAACGTTATCGGCTGTTACAACATTATTAAAATCGGAGAACTCATTATTTAGCTTAAGTTCCGCGGTCATTTCTTCACTGTAACTACGCCATTGATCTAGTTCTTGCTTCATTTGGTTCATTTGGTTAGCTACTTTATTAAGGTCTTTTCCCTCAACATAGGCATCTTCCTGAAATGCCTCTTGTTGAGACTGTTGTTGCTGAAATCCTAGTTGTGCTTCAACATTTCGTATATATTGAGCCATCTGATCACGCTCATATTCTGCTTGTTGCTTAGCTTGACGAAGATTTTTAATATTCTCATCAAAAGCATTTTCTTGATGAGAGTTTTGCTGTAGTGTAGGCTGATCTTGCAGCGGCGCTTGTTGCGGCTGCTCCTCTGACTGCTGTTCTAGCTCCTCTTGCGGTTGAGGCGCTTCAGCTACTGCTTCTTGTGTATATGGTTGTTGTATTGGCTGATCAATATTTTTTTCATTCATATTAACTCCTTGTTACAGAAAATACTTGCTTTCTTGCCCTCTTGTTTTCAAGGTATTCTATCCTCGCAAGTTCTCCACTATAATATTTTCTAATATTCTCGTACAAATCTTTCTCATCCTCAGGGACAAGACCAATATTGTTTTTGTACAATTCACAAATATCAATGTCTGGAACTACCCATAAAAATTCCAGATTATCATCTCTTTTATTATACTTGTAGACTGCCTGATCATAGAACGGTGTTGGACATGATCTTTGAGCAGCAAAAATATTTTTTCGACAATCTCGAATCAGACGATCTTTACAAAATAATACATGTATATAAAAATCATCATCAAAGTGCTTCTTCCCGTTCTTTAAGCACTCATATATCTGATTTGGATAATCTTTCAACTCTTCATCAACCTGATCTTGCGCACAATGCGTATTGAATTTACGCTTAGGCTCTAATATAAGTGACCGCTCTCCAATAGTTTGATCACCCTTATCCTTTATCTTCGTATATCTCACCCATCCTTTATATTTTTGCATACAACTTCCCCTATATTTGCTATAATATAAATGACATATTATAAATCTAAATCGGAGGAGGATTAATATGAAGGTTATAAATGCAATTGCACTTTTGACATTGCTCTCTTCACTTACGATATGTCCAGCGAACAAACATAGAAAGCTGCGGGTTTATAAAAGACCTAGAACTGTAATGCAAAGAGATCTGTACAGAAACCAAGATCGTAAAAAAACACTCTGTACGCCAGATGTTATGAATCTTAGTGGAAAGATTGCCGCATCCATCATACAAGGAGGAGCGATAATCATTGGAGCTGTCTTAAGAGCTCTCATAGATAAATAAGCGTTTCGTGTAATGGCCTGGTGAAATATCTGGGCCGCTTAATCATATGTCTTGACACAATATTTATCATGTGTTATACTGTTAATACAAGATATGAAAGGAACACACATGATTGAATCACTAATAGTTTTGTTTGGATTTGGAATATTGGTATTAGGATTGATAATATTTTTTAAGACATTATTAATGATCTCTGCCAGAGATTACAGGAGAAAGTTAGAGCTTGCACATGCAAGTAAATGCTGTTGCAACTCTTTCTGCAAGAGAAATAAGGATTTTAAGTGATGTATAAAATATTGCTTGCTTCATTACTACTTTTCACGACACTCGGGGGCATGAAGAAGGCCCCCGAATGGACCGAGAAAGATTTTCAGCTCGCAAGAAGACTTATCAAGGTGCTTAACGCGGTTGAAGATCTTAAAAGCGAAATAAAAAAACGGATAACTGAATGTGAAGAAAACACAAAGAAGCTCTTCGAGGAAGAACTCGAAAGACTTAAAAAAAATAAGGATTTATATGAATAAAATTACATTTGAGGATTTAAGGAGCAAAGGAAAAGAAATCATCTGGAACAAAGAAAGGCTTGAAGATGGAAACTATAAAGTAACTATTACATTTGATCATGACGTAAAGAAATCAATAATCATGCAAGCTGTTCCTGGTCAATATACAGACAAAGACGGAGTCACATTCAAAGAAAAGCCAGAATTAAAAAAAGAAGACTCTGAAAAGCTCGTTGACTCAAGAATTCAAACCGCACTTACACAACTTCAACAAGCAATCTTCACTTTTAATTATTATGGCGGCAAGATCGATGGATTTATTAGCTCCGGAGAAGCAAGTGCGAAAGATAACAGTAGTCCTCAGGGATGAAACTGAACGGCAGTTCGAGTATATACTTAAATCTCGCGCTGAGCGTGATAGATGGCAAAAATTACCTAGCTATAAGGAAGTAATGATAGAAGCAATGCGATTATTATATATCAAAGAACTAAAGGAAGTAAAGAAAGAAGCCAATGGAAAGACTAGAAAAGATTAAGAAGATGGTAGGACTCGACAAAGAGAGTGCACTATTACTTAAGAACCAACAAATCAAGGAAAGACAGAAGATAGATGATTCCAATAAGAGACTGCTTTCTATGTGCTTTGAGAATGCTCTCATATTGTTTTACGATACTGTTGACGAAAGACTAGAGCCTAATACAGGCAAGATTACCAAACGACAAACTATATATTTATCTCCAAGATCTAATGCGAAATTTAATGAGTTAGCCTTTAGACATAACTATGTTCTCCAAGACCTAGCTAACATAATAATAAAAAAAATTTATGGATAACTATCCCTTCAATACACCTAATCCATATAGTAAAAAGGGTGGCCTAGGCCACCCACACAGAAGAAGCTACTAATACTCCTTCTTTTTTTTTCGTTTCTTTGGTTTTTGTGAAGATCCAAGGATATTTTCAACTATCTTTGTTGCTTCACCCTTAGGTCTCAATGAGGCAGGCACTACATATCTCCATTATATGGGCCATATTTAGGTACTGACTGACCCTTCTCTCCAACATCATTAGCCATAGGTAAATCCATCTCCATGAACTGTTTAGGGACTACACCCTTAGATGTTTTAACCATATTCCAATATGTAGCCTGATCTTTGTTTGAATTATAATATCCTGCAAATGGCTCATAAACATCTGACTCATGCATCATTGCCTTGTCATGTTTGTTGTATTTGCGCCCAGAAGGCTGATATTTCTTTTTTGTAGGCATAACTTACTCCTATATATAGTAATAAATAAAAAATATTAATATTTCAATCTACATCCTCATTATTCTGGGGTGGCCAAGTGGGGAAGCCACCCCATCGAGGAGAGCCTATAATTCCTGCTGAAACGCTTGCTCATCAGGTTGCAGCATCTCTTCTTGAAACGCTTGCTCCTGAGGAAATTCTTGTTGTGCTATAGGAGCATTAGCCATCTCCTGGTCTAATATTGCATCCTGCAAAGGAACTTCCTTAACTGTATCTTCACGCTCAGCCTGTATAATTTGCATCAAATCAACTAGCTCATCAATCTTATTTGGATCTGACTGCTCAAGATCTTTTAAAACCTTTATAGCTTCTAGATTTGTTTCTTGCTCCTTGCGGGCTGTATCCATCGCATCATTAATCATATTGAACTTATCTTGCTCAACCTCACTCTCACGAGTTTTAGCTAATGCTTGATCAGCCTGAGCTTTAGAGTTCATCATATTCATGGTAGCTTGCTGCTCTGCCATTGCTGCCTGAGCTTGTTGTTGCTGCATTTGTGAAACTTCTTGTTTTTGTTGATCTATGGCCTTGATAAGCTCATCTTTATTTTGTATATTAGCCGCATTTATCATCGCAGAATCAGGAATCTCAATACCAAGTTCTTTAAGAACTACAAGCTCGGTAAATGCTTGTTGTCTTTGTGTAGATGTGTCAAACCCTTCTTCAATTGCAATATCATACTTTGCAAACTTCTTACTATAAAATTCTTGCGTAGGATCTTCTCCCAAAATCCTTCTAACTTTTCCAGGTGTATAATTATTTTGAATTGTCTTAACAATTATTTCGCCTAGAAGTTTTTGAGAATGGTCCAATTGATCAAATAAAGTTTGTTGCTGAATCAACGCCCATCCATGGCGCTGGCGTGCAAGTGCTGCTGACTTAAAGTCATCTGCAACACCTAAAAGTTCCTCAGAAGCACCAGAGATTTCTTGGAACTCTCTACCAAGCGCCTCTGTTAATTGAGGCCACGAAGCTGGAATTTCATTTTGTGGTATAGGAGCAAAATCACCCATATCGGCATTCCTCTTGAGTCGTATCATGCGCCCCTGACCAGTCTTCATCGGAGCATCTGGATCTACAAGTGATGATTCTTTATAAACATATCCATTAGTAGCAACAGATTCGGCATAATCAAGCTCTATTATTTTCCTACGATTGTATAGATACTGAGTATCTCTTAAACCCCTTACAATGCCCTGTATTCGTAGTGGAAAATTATGAACGTCTGGGTCAAAGTATCCAAATACCGGAACGAATGGATAAGTATCTATACCCAACGGATTAACATCATCGTACATTACAGATCCATTTACTAATAAAGCCAGCTTAACTGTAGGAACCTTAGTATCTATCACCTTGACTTGTGGATACATAGCAATAAATTCGCGCAATGCTTCATTACTACCTGTCCACTCCAATGTCTCCCCTAAATTAACATCGACAAGCAGCTTTTGCTTTCTGTAATCTCTATAATAAAACTCATCATATGCCAATAAATTCTTATTTAGAAGCTCGTTTTCAGGAAGATAGGGGAATTTCCCATCATTGTAATAAGACGTCATCGGTTCTATTAATTCTTTCTTATCCGGGATAAGCGACATGACAGCATCTTTACACAAAAATGATCGTTTCCACATTGCATTACAATCAGAAAGATCTTTTTTTCTAAAGTATGGGTCAATAACAAAACTATTATAGCTACAATTATCTACTTTAATATCTCCTGATACCGGATCATTTCTATAGTCAACCCACACTTGCATTAAATTCATGCCTGTAACTATAGCCCCATTATAGGATTCTGATAAGACATCAAGTATATTTGCATTCTTAGAGGCTGCAAATAAAAGCTTCGTAAGTTGATCTGCCGTCTGCTGATCAGAATTTTCAACTGGAGTTGCCTTCATAGTTTTACGTGTTCTTCGCTGATAACCGGAAAGGAGATTTGTTATTCGCCTAATATGATTAAAGCTGAAATTCTTTCTAGTTCTTATGGGAACATTATAAAGCTCACTCCATAAAGTCTGATCGCCTGCATTAAAGCGCGCATCAATACTTGCCTCATGCCAATACGTCTGATTTACCATCATAGCATCATTATAGAATGTTTCGACCATCTCTCTTACGGCAGCATCTCCACTGTTGATTGTTATAATGTTTCCCTGAGGAAATAAAGCCATTAAACTACTCCTATCTAATTAATTTCTATACTTTCAGTATAAGACCAAAACAAATAAAAATTTAAGTATTATGGAAACTTAATATTCAACAAGATGCGGGTCTCCAAAAAGAGACCCGCATCGCAACAAAAAGAAGAAAACGTCGATACTAACTACAGATTTACTGTATTTTTTAAGATAGCCCCACCAATATAAGGCAACATATAACTAATACATAAGGGTTAATATGAAAAAACAATGGTGAGGCTATCACATACTAAGCTACTTTATATTTTTTTACCACAGGAAGGCTCCAACTGTGTAAGTTAGCCAAGTCATCCACCTTCCAAAACACCAAGTTTTTTTCTTGAACACAGCTATGTAAATTCTTGAATAAAAAATCTATATCCTGGCAAAACTTTCCACTCGGTGATATTCTTCCATCCCTAAGGCCTCCGTCAACAACCCAAACTATACATAGTTTGATCTGAGATTTGTTGTTCATCTCAACGTATTTAACAAAATCAGTATAACTCAAAGGAACAGTCCAAACTCCCTCATAATATCCACAAGTCTCCATGTGCTTAACTTCTACAATACGAGCATTCTTCTTATTATATACCAAAAGATCCGGAGCCGAATAACTTAACTCATGCACATCTTCGAACTCTACACCTTTACCACTAGGATCGTCATTGTGTTTTTTTATTCTCCACGAAGTATATCCTTTAAGGTCGAATATCCTAGCCACGTCGCGCTCTGCGGCATGCCCATAAGGCAAATTCTCTTTATATCTTTTCATTTTTACTCCCACACCAACAGGGAGCACTAGGAAAAGGAGAAACCTAGTACTCCCTATCGCTAAATACAGGAGGAAGATTCGATTCCCCCCCATATATTAATTCTTTATATTTCTTGTCAAATTCTTCAGGAGAGCGCTCATCAGTATCTATTCTATCTATAGATAGACACATATACCTAAATGCATCGACATGATCGTTCGTCCAATCTTTTTTTTCATCGTTCACAAATCTTTTAGTCATAGGATCCCAATACCGAGAATAATTCTCCAACGCATCCAACAGTAACGAACAGCTCTTCTCATCAATAAATATTCGCTTGAATTTCACACGCACTGCCTCTATACCATCATGAAATCCCGCTCGTCCAAGCATAGTTGGCTCAATTCCAAGATCGCTCAATACATCAAGCCTGCTCTTGCAATCTTTAACATCTCGGTTAGCCGCATCATGAGGTACAAAATGTTGTCCATATTGATAACCATACTCAGAAGAATATGAGCGCAACACACTCACATAATGTGACAATCCCTCATTGTTTCTATGGTAATGATTAATTACACATATCTTTCTACCAATGACTTGATAAAAAATTACAACACTTGCCGCCCGAACACCAAGATCCCATGCAGTGTGTACCAGGTGATTGCTATCATGAGGAACATAACCAACCCTATTTTCCGCATAGGCTGAATGAACATATTTTGCATACCATGACCCCGTATTTGAAACCTCAAAGCTGCAATAATATTCCTGTAAGAATAGTTCCTCAGACATTCGAGCTTTCTCTTTAGCCAGCTGTTCCGGTGTCATATGCTTAGTCTCATCAACCGTCAACATCTTGACATACCAATCAGGATCTTCACCTGACATTCCATACTTGTAAACCTCATGAAATGCATTGTGACCATTCGGAGTTGATATAAAAGTCACCCAACCATGATTAGCGGCCAAGATAGGTGCGATAACTCCGTTATATGCTTCAGGGTGATTGACGCGACTATACTCAGAAAAAACCACCCCAACAGGATTGGTACCACGTAACGAGTCTGCGTTATCTGCTCCATTGAATTGTATAATACTGCCATTAACAAGAACAATCTTCATCTCTACGTTGTTTTTTTTGGCGATTAGACGCTTAGGTATAAAATCCAAAAATTTTTCGCCAGTAATCAAAATTGAGTCCCATATGGCACGACGACACTGATCGTACTTTGGATAGAGATAATAGTATACTCCGACACGCTTAAAAGCTTGCCTCAACATAAGGTTTAGAGAGGCCACATCCTTACCTGCACGACGTGGCCACACAATGACAAACTTCTTCTTGCCCTCATGTTCTAGAGCATTGATAAGATCCCTCTGATACCAACGAGGCTCAAAAGCAGTAACTTTTATAATTTCTTCTTTTGTTTCTTCCATAGTCTCCTTAACCGAAGAGATTCCTTTATGTCTTTATCTGAAAACTCATCGTCTTTAGCTAAATCTAAAGCATCTTCAAGCATCGAAGAGTCTAAGCGTGACTTAGGATATTCAATACGTCTAAACCTTATTTTTGCCACTCTTGCTCCCCTCATCTTTAGACTTATGTCTGCTACGATTAGACTTCGACTTAGCAATAGCTTTCTCAATCTTCCCATCTATACTTAGACGATAGGACGCAACCTCGTGCTTGATCGCTGCTACATGAGACATAAGCTCCCTATCAAGTGCCGCCTGATCTTCTTGCGTAGTCTTGTATAACTTATAGGTAACAACAAGATCGAGTACGATCATCAATATTAATAATAAAAATAAAGTAGACACAGCCATCATGGCTCCTTTCGTTAAGAATTTAAGAATGAATTAATCAGGTCATACCAGAAGACTGCTGACATCACAATCACCGGTATACCAAAAAATATAAAACTCAATGTAAACATACTTAAATTAAAGAACTCTACCCCTATGAGGATGGCTATAAATACTATCATCAAGATAATAGATAGAGTGAAAATTTTATCATCCCTTCTCATTGCTACTCCTTTATTATTTTCTTACCAATCAACGCCTCACTATCTTCCGAGCATTTCGAACCATCCAACGTCATACAATTATTAATGATCTCTGCAATCCACTCACAAGCCTGCTGAAAGTCTGCCTGACAACCCTCGCACAATTGCACCTCTGGCGCCAGCACAACTTTGGCCCCCACGAAAGTTCCCGGCACAACCATATCGCCATTCTCGACGGCCCAGCCATCTCGGCCAAGTATACTTGGAGAGCTATCAATTGAATCGCTGTCAGGCGCTTCAGTATACCGTACGGCTAAAATCTGGGGCTTGCCTTGTGACCCCGCACACTCACAACGGGATCCATGTTCTAAATTCTTAAAGCAGAATGTACAGACAGTGTAGGCTCTAAGCATTACTTCTCCTCAAACGTTAGCCTAATGCCTACCTCTTCATATAAGCGATCACAGAGCTCATTTATACTTCGAGTAAGATTATCTTCCGTTAAAAATACTGCTTTAACCCCTCCATCAAGAAACATCATAAGATGGCTCTGAAGTTCGTGTTTATACCCCTCCTTGATATCATTTTTCTGAATGTCTCGCAATTCTTTAAGTGTCATTTGTCCCCTCTCTTTGTTTTTTCATCATCTGGTCGCTTCACTTGACAGATCACGCCCCATACGCCTGTCTTTCTCTTCCTCCGCGATTAGTAAGTCATATCCTGCGCACTTGCCATCTATACTTGGATCGTTCTGGACTTCTTCGCTCACAATTGATTTTTTATCGTGTGGGCAAACCTTACTAAGGTCCACCGGAGTAAATGTAAGCCCCTCGATCTCATACTCCTGGCCATTCTCATCTTCACAATAAACACTGACCATAAACTTAGTCTCTAGGTCTTTTAATATCGCGGCAGTTAATTCTTCATGGGTAAGAAGTTTGTTTATTGTGAGCCGAGAACATTTCGTTACGCCGCACTTCTCACACATTGCATCTATGCTGTACTTATATTTCATTTCTTCCTCTTTAATGTTATTTCTTCTCCTTGGTTATCCATGTATCAGGATCAAACCCATCAGGATCCTTAGCAGCGCATAAAGCAATAGTATAGATGGTACGTTGATCTATCACTGGCTTGAGTATATTATCATGGTCTTTAAGATGCCTCATGATCTCATCGAACGTACAAATTTCAGCTATCTCTTGTGCTTTCTTGCACATGTCTTTAGTTATCATTTCTTCTCCCTATAGTCATCAAATACGATCTTAATCGGCTGCGTCTTGCGCTCATCTTCAAGGTTCTTAAGAGCTGCTTTATCTTTATTAGCTTTATCCCACTCTCTACTATACATGTGCAGAGTATGCGCGAGGGTCTTTGGATCACAGCTAGCCATCTTCTCTTCACGACGGAGGCCAATAAGGTCGACACAAAAGTCATGGCGTGCTTTAAGGTATGGGTACCTCCCAAGCCAATCGTGATATGTATCATATATTACTCCCTTATATATCCTGAAGGCCTTGATGTGCATTATAGTCGGATCGTTGTTAATAAACTCAACCATCTCATTAGCGAAGTGCTCTATAATGCTATCTGTTACGTGCTCTCCAGACAGAAAGAACTCCTGTGCCTCTGAATAGAATCTCTTGGAGGCTACTTCAGGTTTCTTCTTCTTTACACTATTCTTTCTAGGTTTAGTGGCCTTATTTTTTGGCCTCATTGGTTCCTCCCTTAACATTCTTTATGGGTCTAATAACTATCTCTGTATGAGGATCATCGCTATATTCTTTATGAAGTTTAACATCATATAGAAGATGTTCCTTCTTGTATACTGTACCCTCAGCAACAAAATTAATGAATTCAAACAACTTGACTATTGATACTTTGTGTTGTCTATATTTAGCATTGTGTGGAAGAAAGAATTTAAATACTGCTGTAATTGGATGGTTTATAATCTCTTGATCGTCTATCTGGCTTTCAAGTGTGATACGATATTTTAATTTATTCTCCATGTATGTATCTAATGGTTGCCGCCCTTCTTCCTCTGTCTTAAATACGCGCACCGGTGCCCCTGGTATTCTAAACACGTATTGTCTCTTCATTTATCTCCTTACATGTTTGGCTATGTATCCCCTAATCAACCTGGTCATCACGCTCATCCTTCACATTATCGTTGAATAGCATATTATATTTTTCAAAATAATCTTTGCGCGACACACGCAAATGTTTCCTTTCTCGTTTCTGTATCGTATCAAGTATTCTATCCCGAAGTTGAGTATTTAATGGTAGATTTTTCATAGATGCATAGGTTTTACACTGTCGATGAAATATATCATAATTGATGAAGTTCTGACTACATGAGTTTATATAAGATATTACTTCAACGGGGAACTTGGCTAGTTCCGCTATCTGTTGAGGCGAAAGTTTAATCCTTATTTTATCAATCTCGCTAAATACACTACCCACTTTGCTTCCTTATATTATTCCATCTTTAATTGTTCCTTAAATTTTTCCTTCAAGAGATATCGTTCACACATTGTGACTCGTTCTTTTAGGGTGCGTCCTGATTTGAGTAACATGTCAAATTTATCTTGTGGTATGCGTTCTGCCATATCAGAGAGTTTTGATAAACAATCTTCTTCCATGGGTTTTAACATATTATTGTCAGGCTCTCTGGTTGCTTTAGCTTCACTTAAAACCTCCTCTAGCTCACAAGGTTTGTGTTTTAATCTTGAATCCATAACTTCACCTATAGATCTAAATCCACCTGGACGTGTTGGTTCTTCTTTCTTTGAATTGCCATCCCAAGGTCTGTGATATTCTGCATTAAAGTTTTTTTTGCATTTCATCTTTTTAATTTTCCTCTTGAGGGATGGAAACAAAAGCTGTCCAATAGAGAATGAAAGCTTAATAATATTGGGCAACAATTGCTTAAGTAGGTCTTTTATTCTTGGTTGTCTAAATATATCTGCAATAAGATATATACACGTATCATAGGTTCTATGTATTTTTGCGATTAAGCCAAGA